CAGACTTCTTACAGTATGACAAAACAAACAAAATTGTGCATTGTTTAGAACATGCCACAACAGGAGGTTCTGTAGCCGCATCTTATAGATCAAAAACAAAATATGATACTGTGTTAGACAGAATAGCGAAGAAAAATCAAGTCGCTGTTGTGTTTCAAGGACTATAGTAAGCGGAAATATTCTTCTGTCTCCAGTGGATGCTTCAGATGATTTAAGGTGTCAACTAAGAAGAGGATATATCACTGGGAATCACATTGCAGAGGAATTAGTTGTGATGGGCTTCACACAGGAAACATTTTCTAAGAAAGCTAGAGATGATCAAGAAGAGACTGAGGAAATGTTAGATAAAGCCAAATTTATTCTGCCATCATCAAAAGACACAAATGATCCAGTGATAACAAAAGAGATGGTTGTCGGTTGGGCCCAAAGACCAATTAAATTGAGTAAAGAAGTGGAGAAAATTAGAATGCAACAAAGTATTGCTGCTGCATTGAAACACATTAAAGAGGAGATGACCGAAAATCCATTAGAAATAGCAAACATTCATGAAGAAAAATGGAAGTCTAAAGTGAATTTTCATATGGATCCTGATGATGGATTATTGAAGAAGACAATGCTAGATCAGAGACAGAAATCTGTGATTCAGCAAATATGGACTTGCCCACTAGTAGATAACATAGTTGACAAGAATGATAAAACACCAATAGAGTTACTAAGAAGTTATCCAATTGATAGGCCAGAGTATGAATGGGCGTATTTGACATTTGAGAGCTTTGATCAACAAGAGAGAGATGCAATTGCAAAAGGAAAAACATTGTTTAAAACAGTGCCAGAAGTTGTTGCAGAAGCCGAAAATGCAAAAGATATGTCAAAGAAAGAAAGAAGAAAAGCAAGGATAAATTTCAGAACATATGCTAACGAATCAATGGACACAAAGAAGGCACTTGGAGCAAAAGGTAGAAGAGGCAAGACCTTTGGCCCTAACACAGAAGAGAGGAAAGACAATGAGCGAAAAGTACCATCTCTTTTCTCATTAGACACAGCAACAGATGATATTGATAACGAGCTTAAGACTTCACAAAAATATTATTCACAAGAGACTAAACTCAAAGGATGGGATCCTTTGAAAGATTTCCATGATGATCTCAGAAATGCAGGGACTCCTTGGAAAAGTAAAGACATGGCAGCAAGACAGTACGCAGATGAATGTGCTTCTTCGAAACTTGGATTGTATTTTAGCTTTATGGATATCTTAATGCAAGAACTCAACACTTCACTATCACAATACTGCAAGCCAGGTCAATATGTGACTAAAAGAATTGCTCGTGGAGCATGGTTGTTAGCTACTCCAACTGGGCCAACCACTTCAGTCTACTACACCGTCTTACTTGATGCTTCAATGTATGAAGTAAGAAGTGATTTTGACAGCGAAAACAGAGTCTTCAAGCAGCCATTCACTCCAAAAGATTGTCCATACAAATTGTTCGAATGTATTTCAATAGAAAGGCACAGAATATCACATCTGATCTCGCCCCATTTTATGTTTGGAAACCTCATAGTCACTGCTGATTACATGGATGACCCAAATTACCAGATGAAAAGAGTCACAAATGAAACGTGGGTTCATTTTATGTTCACTGTCATAGTCTACTTGGAGGACAAAGTTAAAACATCTGAGACCTTACTAGCTCTTAGATTTTATTGTCAGGAGTTCGTCAAATTTAGTGGTGTCCCTCCAAAGCCTTTGAAATGTTTGGAATCAATACCTCATTTATTAAGAACAAGACTACAAGTTTATATTTGCAACAACATTCTATACACTGCAAAACAAATGATATTGAATCCTCCAACATTAGATGTCATAAAAGTTGAAAGTGAAAGTGAAGAGGATATTGATGTTGATGACCCAATGGAGATTGATGAAGATTCTGATATGACACCAGAATCAACTGATAAGTACAAGGGTTTATTGTCGCCACTAGGTGTGTATATTCCTAAGATCTCAATGTATCTTGAATTTTCATACTATGGATCACTACATAATAAAGACGAAGGTGATATGAATAAAGGTAATTGGAAAATTTACAACAAATTAATTGAGCAAGAAATATTACTTAAAGTTGCTCAGAAAAGGAAAATGGGATATTTTCCACAAAAAGATGATGAGATAGAGAATATAGACAAATTGAATATACACGAATTTGATACTGACCATGCTCTTATGTGTGGCGAAGAAATCAAGAAAAGGATCATGAATGAAAGAGGTCTAAAAGACGTGTACTCATTTAACTCCTGGTTGCATCAGAAAATTTCCAAAGAAATCCATATTAAGCCAGCAGAAGATTTTGCTACTTTCAAAGCATCTGCATCTTTCCCGACAATTAGGAAAATTGTTAATGAAGCAGTCAAAATGGATAAGAAAATTAAAGTTCAGAAGAACTATACTTACGAAGAGAAGAAATCAGAAGCATTGAAAACTGAGTTTGTAAGACTGAAAAGGAAGGAAATATCAAGTATTGAGAACGAAGGAGGATTAGCGCAAGAAATAATGAGTTGTGACCCTCCATTGGAATGTAAGGTTGATTACACAAAAGAAGTCATTTCTGAAGATGATTTCAGAAGGAAAAGACACAAAAAGAATGCTGACAAGACTAGTGTGAATCATATGAAAGCAAAAGTTAGGAACATAAGAAACAAAGCTTTGTACAATATGTGTAGTTTACTGGTAAATAATGAAATAACACATTATCCACTTTTAGATATACTTGAAATAGTTGATGAAGTTGAGCTACAAGGTGGTGTCTTGACAAATTTATTTAAGAAGTTGCAATTACAGGGCGTGAGAGAAATTTTTGTATTATGCATATATTCTAGACTGAGTATCAATTTTGTTGAAACTATTTCAAGAAAATTGTGTGAAGAAATACATGAAGAGATGTTAACAAAAGGAGAGAGAAAATATTATAGATTATCTGAGCATTTCATGGCAGTTAAGATGTTTAAAGCATTCACTAAAGTCTCTGCTTTTAACTCAAATGATGCAACAGCCTGGTGTCAACAGTTTGTGATGCCTGTGTTTGGAGCTCTTTTCTCTAGAGTGTTGTCAACTGATTTGTGCAAAATTGTGTTCAGAGTATTGAATTGTGTTGCAAATAAAAGAATTGAGATGGCAACAGAAATGATGGAAGAGATGGAAAAGAATAATTCAAATGTTGACAAGCCAATTAATTCCATGAGCTCACCAATGATGAACACTCTAGCAAATGAAGTCTTAGGTAGGAAGAAATCTGAATTGCTAGATGGTCCTCACTGTATGTTCATTAAGAATAAATCAAACATGATGCAGGGCATTTTACATTACACTTCTAGCCTGTTAGCTGCAGGACATGTGCTATGTTTAATGAGGGCCTTCAATTCTGAATTTCCTGAGTTACTAAAGAAAATTGGAGTTGATCCATCAGGCTGGACTTTGCAACAAACATATCAAGTTTCTTCAGATGACAGTGCATTAGCAATAACAGCAATGAACAAGAGTGTCAAGAGCAATGAAGATAAAATGAAAGTGAGACTGGTTTTAGTGACCTTGTGCCATGCAATGGCTTGGAGTGCACCACTTATGTGTGCAAGAACATCTTTCAAGAAATCAACCATAGGAGTTTGCAACTCAATGATGGAGTTCAATTCAGTGTGGTTCATAGGAAACACAACGTGGTCTCCCTTAACAAAATTTGTCTATGCTAGTTGCAGAGCAAAAACAAATAGTAGCATAGTTGGAAGACAAGAGAATGCTTCAAATTTATTGAAAGCAATTGTCGAGAATGGAGGAACATTTTTCCTTGCTGCAGTACTACAAGAATTCCAAGCCAGAGTACATTATTCATGTTTTGGATTGCGAACAAATTTGGCTTTTGCGAAGTATTCAGAGATGATAGTTGATGCCAAACATCCTGCATTAGGTTTATTTTTGTATCAACCAGAATTCTGTGCTGGAATGTTTGGATTTGACTTTGTACATTATTTGCTGCTGAAAACTAGCAATATAGCACTGATGATAGAAAGATTACTATTAAAGAAATCAGACCCATTATTGTCTGATGAAGGTAAACCAACAGTGGCAGCGTATATATTAATGGGC